TCCTTTTCTTCGGATAGATAATCTTTAAACTTTGGTAATAACATTTATTATTCAGCACTCTCTTTTGTTTCGTCAACTTTTTTACCAATATTGTATTTTGCTGACAAGTTCCATTCTTTCTTTTCTTTAAAAGGTAAAACCTTAATCTGACTTAATGGTGCTTTATTTTCTGATTCTTCTTTTTTAGTTATGTCAATTAAATTCCAGTCTTGCAACAATATAGATATTGTGTTTCTTCTTTGTATATCATTTTCTGATAGTGTTGCTGTCTTGCCATCTAATGCAAATAGCTCTTTGAAATGCACAATATAATACTTTCCTTGTTTATGTAGTATATGACATGACTGATATAGTGTTTTGTCTTTACGACTTGCAACACCTATTCTAGTTAAAGTTTCTCTTACTTTAAGAAAGTCATCTGGTTGTTTAATTGTAACTTCGAGCATTTTGTCTGGAGTCCATTCTATTTCATCACTCATTTTCTTCTTCTCCCACCCTTATCAATTGATAATTTGATTGATTCAATTTGCTCTTTAGATAGTATTGATAAGGCCTCTCTTGCCTTTTCGTTGCTGTAATCATAATATTCTTTGACATATTCTATATCTTTTAAAACATTCTGTTTTAGCCACTTACCACCAAATCGCTTCTTTTTTCTTATACTATTTATGAAAAAATTAAATTGAACATCTTTATCTAAGAAGTGGTACCCATTCATTTCGTTTGCCTGTGCAATACAGTCATAAAACATAGACAAACACTTATTGATAATAAAGGGTGGATATTTCTTTGCCCATTCTGTATCATCGGTATCAAGAAGTTTTTCTTTAGAAAAATTAATTGAATTTAAATAATCTTTTAACTCATACATTATTTAAACTTACACCCTGCCATTATTTCTGTTAAACATGCAACCATATTAATCTCTTGGTCAGCAACAAAAGCTGCCTTGTATTGATAACCTGCGATTATTAATATTGCTTGTGGTATAGAGTTTGGCGATAACGCTTTGTAAAGTACATCATAAATACTTCTAAACAAGAACGCTGGTTCTTTATCTAGATTTTGCACGACCCACTTTCTCATATCGTTAAATCTTTTTTCTTTTAATGATGATATCAATTCTTTATGATTGATTTCAGACATAGTGAATAAAATACCACTATCAATTTTACCTCTTACAGAATATCTTTGTAATTCATTTATTGTCCTTCTGAAATCAGGATAATGTTTTTGAATTAATTCTGCAAGTATTTTCTTATCAAAAGGTACTTCTTCATCTTCTAATATTTTAGAACATCTTTCCATAAATGCTGTTGCTGTTTTAACTCTTTGACCATTTACGATTCTAAAGTCAATAACAGTACATCTACTATGAAGTGGTTCGATAAGTTTTGCTTTGTAATTACATGTAAATATAAATCTACAATTATTATGAAATGTTTCTAAGAAGTTTCTTAAAGCAGGTTGAACTGATTCAGCATTTGTATAATCTGCCTCATCTATAATAACTACTTTATGATTAGCGTCTTCTGTTAGAGATACAGTACTTGCAAAGTTTTTAATCTTATTTCGTAATGTATCAATCTGTCTGCCTTCATCAGAACCATTTATGATAATATAATCACATCCTAATTCTTCACACAAGGCACGAGCAACAGTAGTTTTACCTGTACCTGCTGTGCCTGATAATAATAGATTAGGTATTTCCCCTTGTTTTAAAAACTCACTAAAAGTTTTCTTCGTATCTTCGGGTAAGATACAATCTTTGATTTTCTTTGGGCGATATTTTTCAACCCACAAAAAGTCGGACATAATATAAACCTCAATTTAGTTAAACTTAAAATGTTGAATCTGGTTCTAGTGCAATCCAGTATTTAACTGGTCTAGTGCGATTCACGAAATGACTAATTTTTTGTGATGAAACTGCGACATCATAATCATCTGATACCATTTTAAAGTTTTCTGCCTTGAAGTATGCTGTAAATTTCTTATCAGATTCACAGATATCCACAGAATAAGTATTAGATGATTTGTTCTTCTTATCAGTAGCAACCATTTTAATTGCTGTGCCATCACCTATTACTGCGACATCTGGTAATCCTAATGTTGTAATACCTTTCATAAGTTTTTCAAACATATCTTTTTTGAATGTGAAAGAAACAAATGTATCTGGCATTGTTATTGTTTTTGTTGGTGCAACAATGACTGATTTATCTGCAAAGAAATACTTAACTTTTTGTTTAGAACTTCCGTCTGCGATATCTACATGGGATTCACCTTCAAAGTTTAATGATGGTTTTTGAAATAAATCAATAGACCTTAAAAACTCTGGTAAATCATATATAGCAAACTCTTGAGGAATCGAATCCGATATCTCCGCTTCTGCTAATATGTTTTTCATTGTTGAGATTGTTGTTAATGTATTGCCTTGTTTAACTAAGATATTCTGATTGATATCAGCAAAGTTTTTTAAGACATTAATTGTATCACTTGATAATTGCATAATATATTCTCACTTGTTAATTATATATGTGTTTATTATATACCAACCAGCATGAAATGTCAATGCTGGTTGGCACTTAGTGTTTACTTAATTTTGATTACTTTAGGTTTCTTTTCTTCGGGTACAACTCTTTCAAGTTCCACTCTAAGAAGACCATCTTTCAACACAGCGTCATTTACAATGACATCCTCTGCAAGGGTAAATGTTCTTTTGAACGCCCTCTTAGCAATGCCTTTGTGAACAACATTATCTTTAGGTTTTTCTGTTGTAGGTAAATCAGATGATTTAATTGTTAAGAAATTTTCTTGAACAATAACATCTACTTCTGCCTTAGAATAACCAGCCAATGCAACTTCGATAACATGTGAATAATCACCTGTCTTTACAATGTTGTATGGTGGATAGTTTGGTTGTTGATGTTCTAACAATGTTTCAAAATGTTTGAATACATCATCATAACCTATTGTAAACGGATGTAATGAACTAAATACCGTCATAGTTTCCTCCTTTGTTAAGCAAGTTTTATAGAAGTCCCATTATGGCAACTTCTACTATTATTTATAAGGATTATAACTTACTTTTTTAAAAAAGTCAAGCTTAATATGACAATAAATGTGGAGAGATAATAGTATATATTATATTGAGGGTTGAGAATGTTGAAGTCATTTAATATAGCGACCAATATTAAAAATGCAACCCATGATAGGACTGCACTTACAAATAACTTGAATAAAAAAATCATCTTCGCATTTTTGCAATATCTACTGCATGTTCTTTGTCAAAGATAGGTATGAGATTAGATTTGTGTAGCATGCCGATACCGATAAGTTTTCTTTCACCATCATATACTTTAGGTTCTTTTTTAACACATGCATGTGGTTCAACTTTTGTGATTTGTGATTTGCTATCACTCCTCATATTAGGCATAGCAGAAGGTTTCCATTCTTCAAATTTTCTTTTCTTAGGTTTGAGTTTACCAAAACGATATTTTAAATAAGTATCAAAATCCATAACCATCAGTTTTTTAAGATGTTTATCTTTTTTAAATTTTTTATTATGAAGTCTATGGTCTTCTTTCAATTCGACCATCTTCGCCTTCGTAATTTTGACCTTAGATTTTTTAGTTACCAGGTTGGTCATTCCTGGTACTAAATGCATACATTTTGGCATAATTATTTTTTATTATGTTTTCTTTCAATTTCAATCTGTTCTTGTTCTGTGAATCCCAAAGTAAAATCTATTTCCTTATCTTCAAATTCTCTTACTAAATCATTTCGTATTTCAGTAGCAAATACAACTCCGAGATTTCTCAATCTTTTAACTTCTTTTTCGTGGTCTTCTGGTGTAGAAGGTATATACTCTACATTTCCATCTTCATAAACACTCATATATAAGTTTTCGTTAGATTTTAGATTTATATTTTTTTCTTTCATAGTTTACTCCATAGTGATATATACTCTATATTATAGGATACTATGAAAGCTTTGTCAAGCTATTTTTTCACTTTTTTTCACTTATTTTCAGTTAATGAGAATCATTCTCATTTAGTCTGGATATCCATCATCTTCTTGACCTCTAACAAGACCAACATAAGTTCCTCCATTATAATGAGATTCATTCTCATTTACTTGTTGAGAATCGTTCTCATCTAGAGGTTGTCTTATGATATCTTCCTCAATACATTCTTCACCATATTGACACTCTAAAATATGACATGGTTTATCAGAAACATTTATTGCATGGTGCCAATATTCTTTCGGTATTAGAAATGCTGGTCCATGTTCTTTTTGAACAACACCATTCATAACAACTTCACCTTTCATAACATACCATAATTCATTTCTCTTATTATGATATTGATTTGATAATGATTTGCCAGGTTCGATTACTAATTCTTTTACTTTTACCTCTTTACCTATCTGATGTATTACACGATAATATCCCCATGGTCTTTCTGTTCTTGCATTTTTGTAATCTTCTAGTATCCAACTTGACGAATTTTTTTTATTTTTACCACCAACACCAAACTCGAAGGACACCCATTCATCCGTTTTATATCTTTCTTGTTCTGGTATATTTTCTGCCGTTCTATCTCCCCCATTACAGAAAACTATTTTTTTGTGAAACTTATTATTAAATACATCTTTATACATTTCTTTTATTTTTTCTATGGCGCCACATGCTGTGTTGTCATCATCATTAAAATCTATGACTTCATCTACAACTAATAGCTCATTTAGTAATGCCATTCTTTCTTCTATTGGCATAAATGGTTTTCCTTTTTTTCT